CATCTCCTCGGCGAGAGCGACACCAGAGATCGCGCCACCGGCGGCGCCGGCGCCGGCGATGCCTCCCGCGGTCATGATGTTCCCGAGCCCCATCGTCGCCCCGCCGATGCCCTGGCCGCCGAACATGCTGCTCGTGACGCCGGATACGATGCTGCTCATGCCCTGGGCGAAAGGCCGCACGATCGGCGAGATGATCGGCGTGAGGATGGCGGCGCGAAGCGCGCCCTGCAGGTACTCGATGCCGCTCTTGCCGCCCTGCACGAAGGCGTTGACGAGCGCCTGCTCGATGTTGTCGGCGGTGCGCTGCCACTCTTGCTGCGTCGTGCGCTGCCGCTCGAGCTGGTCCTGGAAGGCGCGCCAGTTGGCATCGCGATGCACCTTGCCCAGCTGCGCGAACTCGTCGCGGGTGAGCGCGATGCGGTTGCCGAACTCGTCCCAGGTGTAGACGAGCGCCTCTGAAGCGTCCACCATCTGCTGCGCGGAATCGACCATCGGTCCGGCGATCGCGGCCCGCACCTGCGCCGCGCCCTCGGCGACGCGCGCCATCTGCTCCTGCGTGAGCTGGATGCGGTTGCCGAACTCGTCCCAGGTGTAGATGAGCGCCTCGGCGGCATCGACCATCTGCTGCGCCGACTGGACCTGCGCTCCGGTGAGGGCGGCTGTGTACGCCTGGCTGCCACGGGCCTGAAGGCGCTCGCGGCGCAGCCGCGCATCTTCGGACTCTTCCTCCGGCGACCGCGGCGGCGTGTAATGCGCAGCGGCGCTCGCGAAGAGCCCTTGCTGCGTCCTCAGCTCATCGATACGCGCCTGCAGCTGAGCCTGGTAATCGGCGCTGCCGGCCGCGTCGCGCTTTCGCTCGAGGTCGAGGATCTCGGCGCCGAGGGCGTTCACCTGCGCGCCCAGGCGCGCCGTCACGTGTTGCTGCAGCTCGCCCGCCGCGGTCCTCGAGCGGCGCGCCGCATCCTCCGCTGCCTGCGCGCTGTCGGTGGCCGCCGTGCCGAACGAGGTCCAGCCAAGCGCCGCCGTGGCGAGTACGGCGATGATTCCGGTCGGGCCACCGAAGATGCCCAGCAGCGAGCGCAGCGCGGCCATGAGCCCCGCCTGGCCGGCGGTGGCGGCGATGCTCGCCGCCGTGCCCTCGCCCAGCACGCGCGTGTAGTCGTCGATCTCGCGGTTCAATTTGCTCTGCGCATTGCGTTGCTCATCGAGGACCTGGCGGGACACGCTTCCCTCGACGCGGGCGTTCCTCGTGGCGCTCGCCTGGTCTTCGATCGCGCTCGAGGTGCGCTTCGCCTGGCTCTCGAGCTCGCGCATCGCCTGCACGCCGGCTAAGGTCTCGCCTACCAGGCCCGAGCCGTCGCCCTTGAGGCGTACGCCTACTTCGTATTCGCGCTCAGCCATCGGCCCTGGCGTTGAAGACGCGCCGCGCCGGCGCCTGCATGATGAGGAGCTGCTCGAAGAGCCCCCGGCGCTCGTTGGGCTTCACGCCGCGCAGCCGTAGCGCGGCCTCGATCGACTCGGCCGGGATGCGCACGTAGGTCACCGGCCCCATCCCCACGGCGATCTCCCACTGGCTGGTGAGCGAGATGAAGAGCTCGAGCGCGCGCTCGTTCTCCGGCCACACCTCGAAGAGCTCGTCCGGCTCTTCGCCGGCGAGCTCCGCGGGAAGCTCCATGCCGAAGCGCTGTGCGTCGTCGTCCGCCTCATCGGTGTCGTCATCGCCTGGCCGGCGCCGCTTGGTTTTTCTTGCGAACCAGCGCGCGGCCTCGATCAGTTTTTTCTTTCGGCCTTCCTGCCTTGCGACGCCTCGTAATAGCCCTTTACGAACGCGACGCGCACGTACGGAATCGCCAGCATGGCGTCCTTGGTCTCGGGATTGAACTCGACGTCGCCCTCGCCGTCTTCGGCCTTCACCCTCTTCCAGCCGTGGAGCACGCGCTTGAGCAGGTCAGCGCCAGAGGTCACCAGCTCGTCGTGCTCTTTCTGCTCGAGGATCTCGTACTGCACGTCGCACTCGGCGGCGAGGGTCTTGCCGCCGTCCTGGGGGATCTGGATCGCCACCGGCCACCAGACCATGCGCTTCAATGCCAGCTTGAACATCGTTTGCCTCCAACCAAGATGCGCCAAAAAAAATGCGGGCAGCTTTAAGGCTTGCCCGCACGCGAAGCCCCGCCGTTGGCTTTGCTTCTTGTTCTTGGTGCCGGTGCCTCGAGCGAAGGCGGCGGACCCGCGCTCGAGGGGGGTTCTTACTTCAGCACTACCTGATCGACGCGACCCATCAAAGCAGCGTGATCGACCACTCGTCGTTGCCCGCGGCCGAGGGCAGAAAGTTCAGGTTGAACGCGTCCATCACCAGCTCGTCCTCGCGCTGCTTGCGCGGGCGCGTGATCTGCACGTTTGGCGCGGCGAGCGTCACGCGGTTGCCGGCCGGGCCGTGCGTGACGGTGAGGTTGCCCAGCGTCTCGGCCTTGATGATCGCCGGCCAGTCTTTCGTCGCGAGGAGCTCGTCCTCGAGCACGCACTGCCCGGTCGACTTGCGGTCGAGCAACCGGATGGCTTCCGAGTTCGGTAGGTTGCGGTAGCGCAGCACGTTGCCAAAGCGCATCGAGAGGCCCGAGAACTTGCCTGCGAAGCCGTGCAGCGTCATCGGCGTGGTGTTGGCGAGGTTCACCGGCACCGGCTTCTTGAACGCCGTGAGCGTGGGCACAGGCACCGCCTGGTCGACCGGCGCGACGTGCAAGCCTTCGAGCGCGAAGCTATAGAAGGGCACGCGGTTGCGCGGAAAGTTGAGCGACGCCTCGGCAAGGCAGCCGACGCCCTTGTAGAGCTTTCCGTCGTTCCAGAAGTACGTGGAGGCCGACACCGCCGCCGCCGGGTACGCCGGCGCGTAGACGACGGAGACGCCGACGTTGAGCGTCTGGGCTGCGCCTGCGGCCTTCAGCAGCGGCGCATAGCCAGGCGCCACGCCAAGGGCGCTCGAGCCGGCGAGCTCGACCTCGAAGCTCATGACGAAGCGCTGGCCCACGATGATCTCGCCCTGGTGGCCGGAGTAGCCGGTGTCGATGTTGCGCTCCTCGTAATCGAGCTCGAGGAAGGCGAGCTCGACGTTGCGCGCGAGGATGGCGTTGGCGGCCGAGGTGGGCACGGAGTCGACGCCGTAGATGCCCTCTTCCTTGACGCCCAGGACTTTGCGCTTCCAGCGAATCATCCGACCTCCTTAGGACCGCGCGGCGGATTCTTCGGCCCGGGCGCCGTCGCGGGCTGCTCCCACGGTGCCAGCTGCGGCGCCGGCAGCGCAGGCTGCGGCTTGGGCTGCCGCTCGGCAATCGGCTTGCCGTCTTGGTCGCGCGCGCGGTCGCCATCGGGGTGCGACTTGGGCGCGTCGCCGACGCGCTTTCGCTTGCCGCTCGCCTTGTCGATCTCGAAGGTGCCGCCTTCGCCGTGGAACTCGTCCATTACACCGCCCTCAAGTAGTAGGCCGTTTCAAAGTTGTCCTGCCACCAGAGCACCCGGTCGGATAGCCGCAGGATCTTGCCGCCCGCGTACTCGCAGGGATCGCGATCCACGTCCGGCGCCCAACCGAGCAGCGCAGCGAAGAGCGACAGCCGAACGGGCGCGAGCTCGGTCTGCGCCTTCTCGCCACGCGCATCGCGCAGGTTGGAAAGGGCGATCACCACGCCGAAGCGCGCCGCGACGCGCTGCGAGACGCCGTTCTCCAGCGTGTTGCCGGAGGCGCGCTCGGTCTGCGGGATGACGAACGCCGCGGGCTCCTGCTTCAGCTCGCGCAGCGCGGCGCCGAGATCCGCGGCGCCGCCGACGCGATTCTGAAACGCGGCCACCTGCGCTTTCAGCCTGGCGATGACCGGCTCGAGTGAGAGGTCCATTCATCGGCTCCAGTAGTCGGCGAGCGTGTCGCCGGTGAAGACGCGATCGGGCGCCTCGTACTGTGGCCCGCCTGCGGAGGGCGGCGCGAGGTTCGTCACGGCGTCGACGCCCAGGCTGACGTTGCCCTTGGACACGCCCACCAGGAACGCCACGCGGCCCTTGTAGCGATCGGCTACCTGCTCGGTGACGCGGTCCTCGTAGAGGTAGTAGCGCGCGATGTCGCACGCCACAGGCTCGAGCACGGCAGGGATGACGGTGAGCGGCAGCTGGTACTTGGTCGCGAGGTAGCCGTTGATCTCGGCGTCGGCGTCGGCGAGCGCTCTATTGAGCACGGCGTCGTCGATCAGCGCGCCGCCGGCGCGGTTGGTGAGCTCGACGAGCTCCTGCTCGCCGAAGCGATCGATCAGGTTCTGCTTGGTGGCGTAGCCCATCGTGGGGAGGGCGAGAAGCGCGGCGAGCGCGAGCCGCAGGAACGATGCGGCGCGCACGCGCGTCACTTCTTCGCTTCGGTCTTCTCGGCCTTCTTCTCGGCCG